CAAATTCAGATATATGTAAGGTTGGTGTTGGCGGAAGTGTACAAAATAATGTGTTAGGTCTAGCTACAGGCGTACTTATAGATGATGAGCTGTGTCAGCTTTTAAAATTATCTAAGACTCAATTCGCTTTTGGCATGAAAGTGTCGGCCGTATCTATCCTTTGTCAAGACCCACGTGTTTGGGATTCAATGACCGATGCCGGGACCCCGTGCCCTGTACGAGGTTTCATCGGGGCCGAGGCAGCTCAATATTGGGCAGATAACCCTTCAGAGATTCCAGACGGCAGTAGATACAAAACTGAATATGTTGCACAAGTTAAAGTAGAAGAACAACCAAAAGGAGATATCAATGCTATTAAGAATTTTGGTCTTATTGCTCTCTCTATGCTACTCTTACTCTAAAGCTGATTGTGTACCTGATACAGTAGGACTTTGCACTCCTGGTGTTAATATCACAGAAGAGTCTGAAACTGTCATAACAGAAGAGGATTTAGGAACAGAGATTGTTACAACGACAACAACCACTGTCACAACTACAACTGAAACTATCACAAACCCAAACTCAGGAGATATCCTTGATGGTGATAATGATTACGTAACTTCAAAATATGAAGGCGACATGGATATTGATTGGGGTGGTCAAGGTTCTGCAAATATGCCTTCAGGAAATTCATGTTATGGTCTAGGTTCAGATAAGTGTGCACAGATTACAGGTAGTGGTAATTCAACATCAACAATGGGTGTTTCAGGTATGGGTACAACATTCATAAATACAGTTGACATATCTGATTTACAAATAGATAACGGTGGCCAAGTTAGGTACACAATCAAAGTAGATAAACAAGATGATCAAGATAGAATATACATGCACATTACAGGACTTAACGGAACTAGTCAGGTCTTTTCAGGCACTGACATCCTGTCTGAATCTGGAGTATCAACCGGCTATCAATCTTATAACGGGTCTTTCGATTTCAGTGGTGTATTAAATAAAATAGTTATTGAGGTAGGAGGTAGAGATATTAATCTTGCCATCGGTCCTTTATTTGATGATGTAACAGTTGATGTCTTTTACAATGTAATCAACACAATTATCACTGAACAGATAACTACAATCGAAGAAATCTATTACCTCAATCTTTTCGATACTGTTGAACTAGATTTTGTTGAAGAGGTATTTGAATACAATGATGTTAGTGTGGATGATGGAGAAATTTCTTTTGCTCCAATTGAACCTCAAGTAGAGGAAATTACTATTGCAAGTGTTGAGATAGAAATAGCTGAGATAGAGATTAATTTACCTGAACCTGAAGTTGAAATTGTAGAGGTAGAGGTAGAAGCAGAAGTTGAAATAGAGATTGAGATTGAAATGGAAGAAATTGTCGTTGTAGAGGCAGAACCTGAAGAAGAACCTATCGAAGAATCTCAAGAAGAACCACAGGAAGTAGAATCAGAAGAACCACAAACACCACAAAAAGAAGAAGATTCAGAAGAAAAGGTAGAAGAAGAGAAAGCATCGGAGCCTAAGGTATCAAAGAAAGAAAAAGCTGCTACTAAAATAGTGAAAAAAATTGATGATAAAGCAAGGTATGATGACGCTGCTCAAACAAAAACTTTGATTGTTATGCAGATATTAGGCAACACCAAAACATTTTTTGATAGTCAATCATATCTTCAAGACACAAACGTTACAGAGTATTTAAACAAGACAATAGATGATCAGTATGGTATTTTGTTTAACATGGCTCAAGATAATACAATTCAGGAGATGATAGATGCCCAGTATTGAATATAGCGGAATGAAGGTATCTGGGGGGAAAGCGTTTGCTATTCTTACTTTATTAGGTGCATTAGGTTCTGGTGCGTGGGCTGTTTTTGAATTTTGGAAAAATTATCAAGACCTTACCACTAAAGTTTTGGAGTATACCGCTCCCGATCTTTCTCATTATGATGAAGCACTCGCAGTTCAAAAATCAGAGATAGATATGATACTGCAGGAAATAACCATAATATCTGACGTAGCACGTGATATGCGTTCAGATATGAAAGCTGATTTACGTCAACAATCTGGAGATATCCGACACATAACTGAAATTGTAAATGACGTGGAAGATAGGCAAAAAGAAGATAATAGAGAGCTTCTTAATGAAATGAAATTACTAGAAGAAAGTCTTGACTTGAAGATAGATAAGGCTTTAAATAATCCTTTAAGTGGAATGTCCGCTAAATCAAAATGAGGAGTAAATAATGTGTAATTGTAAAACAGATGCGGATTGTATATGTCGTTTAAGATAGACATTAAATCAGTTCTGCCATATTTGGTGTTATTAACCACATTGGCTATGACATGGGGTATGTGGTCAGAACGTTTAAATGCAGTAGAAAAGAAAGCTGATAGTGTTGCAGAAATGCAACAGGATATTGCTGTAATTAAAACACAAATAGAATCTATGAATGATAAGATGTCATGGATGGAAGAGTTTTTAATTAAAAACTATAGCGAGTTTTAGTGGTCATAAGTAGGTCACAAATGAAAAAAGAAGTATCTACAGGAGGTACAAAAATGAAAAAGAAAAGACTAAAACCTGTCGATAAAAAGAAAAATCCAGGTTTATCAAAGCTACCAACTAAGGTAAGAAATAAAATGGGTTATATGAAAAAAGGTGGTAGAGTCAAATAATGTGCAAATGCAACGAAGACTATATTTGTGTATGTGGATTAGAGACTGAGGACGATAATGGGTAAATTATGTGCAAAAGGAAAAGCCGCAGCAAAGCGTAAATTTAAAGTCTACCCCAGCGCATATGCTAATATGTATGCAGGTGCAGTGTGTAGTGGAAAAGTAACCCCAGGGGGTAAAAAGAAACCAAAGAAAAAAGCTGATGGTGGTATGATTAATAAAGTTTCTCAAGAAAGAAAAATGGTATCTAGTTTTGGTCAAGGTGGCGTTGCAAAAGGATGTGGTGGCGTTATGAAAGATAGAAGAAAAGTTACCAAACGTATGTAATGGCAAAAAAAGGACTTAGATCTTGGGTAAAAGAAAATTGGGTAGATATAGCCAATAAAAAATCTGATGGTTCTTATCCTAAATGTGGTAGAAGTGGTGGAGAAAAAAGAAAAAACTATCCTAAGTGTGTCCCTGCAGCGAAAGCAAGAGCGATGAGTAAAGGTCAAAAAAGATCTGCTGTCAGTAGAAAACAAAAAGCTGGCAACCCAGGTGGAAAACCCACAATGGTAAAAACAATTGTCAAGAAAAAGAAAAGCTGAAGAAATAAAGCTTGATGTAATTAATTGGTCTAAGACTGTCTTGGAGCCAATGAACAAACATCTTGGATTTCCAGCCTGTCCATTTGCAGCTAAATGGAGAAGAGATAATAAGCTTAGAATTGAAGTTCGTATGGACAAATCTAAATACGAAAAGCAACTAACTACTGTTTTAAAATCTTGGAATAAAAAACAACATGATATTATTATTTATTGTGATCCTTTTTTTGAACAATATGGTCCTGAAAAATTTCAAGAAAAAATAGATTTTTACAATAAAACCTACAACAGAAAAGATGTATATTTTATGGGCTTTCATCCTGAAACTCCAGCAGATCCTAATGAACAAGAGTTTTTAGTAGATCCAACAGAGGAACCTGTAGAACATGGAAATATAGCTTATTCCATGATGCTAATACAAAAATTTAAACAGTTGTATGAAGCAAGTTGCAAACTACACAAGATAGGTTATTATAAGAAATGGCCTAAAGATTACTACGAAGAAGTAGTAGCTGAAAGGCAAAATACGTATGAAAAACTTTTTAAAAAAGGAGTAAAGTCATGATGACAAAAAAGAAACAAGTAATGAAAAAAGGTGGCATGGCCAAGAAAAAGCAAGTAGCTAAAAAACGTGGTGGTGGAACTGCTAAGAAAAAGCAAGTTGCCAAAAAACGTGGTGGCGGAATGATGAAGAAGTAAAATGACTACCTCTGGCACAACTACTTTTAATTTAGATATAGACGATGTTATAGAAGACGCATATGAAAGATGTGGTTTAGAAACTAGATCAGGATATGATTTAAAGTCAGCTAGACGTAGTTTAAATATACTATTTCAAGAGTGGATGAACAGAGGTGTTCATTTATGGAAAGTAGAAAATGAAACTGCTAATTTAACAGCAGGCACAACTACATATACTGCTCCAAGTGATGCAAGTGATGTTTTAGAAATGACTTTTAGACAAGTATCAAGTGGTACAACAACTGATACTACTATGACTAAGATATCACGATCAGAGTATCAGGCTTTACCTAATAAATTTTCTCAAGGACAGTCTACTCAATATTATGTGGATAGAAATCTTTCAAATGTTCAAATAAACTTATATCAAACTCCAAACACAACAGATACTCAAATAAACTATAATTACATAGGAAGAATACAAGATGCAGGAGCTTACACAAATACTCCTGATGCTCCTTTTAGATTTCTTCCTTGCATGGTATCAGGATTGGCTTTTTATTTGTCACAAAAGAAAAATCCTCAAATGACTCAATCTTTAAAACTTTATTATGAAGATGAATTACAAAGAGCTCTGACAGAAGACGGTCAAAGAGCTTCCGTTCACATTGTTCCTCAAAACTATTTTATAAACGGTTCATAACATGGCTACCTTTGCAACAGGTAAGTATGCCATAGCCCTTTGCGATAGATGTGGTCAACAATATAATTTTCATCAATTGAGACAAGAATGGAATGGTTTAAAAACTTGTCCTGAATGTTTTGAAATTAAACATCCACAATTAGATCCTTCTTATCATAGTGCTGATGCTCAGGCGTTGCCTTGGGCTAGACCAGCTAGACAAGAACCTGTTACTGTTTTTGTAGGAGGATCAGGAGACAGTTCATTTACTTCCAATGGAATGCAACCATCTAATGAAAGTAGGTCATTGATTATCGGTTCAAGTGTTGGTAAGGTAGCAGTGGTAATATCATGAATTATTCTGAACTTTTAGACAATGTAAGAAACTATACAGAGGTAACAAGTGATGTATTATCTAACTCTGTTGTTAATGTTTTTATAACAAACACAGAAAATAAAGTTGCTAGACAATTAGATAGTGACGATCAAAGAAGATATGCAACTACAACCTTTGAAGCAAACAACGCTTTTTTAGATGTTTCAGGACCTGAAGGTGGATTTAGATTTGCTAGAGGATTACAGTTGGTAGAAACTGACGGAACTAGAACTTGGCTTCAACAAAGAGATGCCACTTTTATGGATGAATATTCTCCTGAAAGATCTACAACAGATACGAATTTTACAGGAAAGCCAAAGTATTGGGGAAATTGGGACGCAACAACTTTGATTGTGGCCCCTACTCCAAACACAGCTTACACAGTGGAGATGTGGTACGATGAAACTCCACAAAGATTAGGCAATGGTTCGGGCACAACGACCACTACAACATTTTTATCTAATAACGCTCCTGAAGTTTTATTATTTGGAACTTTATCAGAAGCTTTTTCTTACTTGAAAAACCCACAGGATATGCAATTATATGAAGCTAAGTACCAAACAGCTCTGCAAGATTTTGCACAAGAGCAAATGGGTCGTAAACGTAGGGATGAGTATCAAAATGGTGTGTTACGCATTCCGATGAAATCGCTAACACCATAAGGGAGTAACTAAAAATGGCAATAAATCAAGCAGTCTGTGCTTCATTTAAAAAAGAACTGTTAGCAGGCGATCATGACATTGATAACGATACAATCAATCTCGCTCTGTACACAAACTCTGTAACTTTAAATGGAAACACAACAGCCTATTCCGCAACAAACGAAGTAGGTAATTCAGGAACATACGCAGCGGGTGGTATAACTTTAACAAGTCCAACCATTGGCTTAACAGCGACTAGTGCAACAGCTTCAACAGCATTTGTTGACTTTGCAAACGCAAGTTTTACATCAGCAACAATATCTGCTCAAGCAGCTTTGATCTATAATAGATCTGCAGCTAATACTAATGCAGCTATTTGTGTTCTTGATTTCGGAAGTGTTAAAACATCAACAAACGGTACATTCACAATCGCATTCCCAACTAATGATGCTTCAAGTGCTATATTAAGACTATCTTAATTTAGAGGAGCATTACCATGGCAGATGCTTGGGGTGAAAATAATTGGGGCGAAGGCGCATGGGGCCAACAAAGCTCGATCACAGTATCTGTTACTGGGTTATCGACTACAACAGCTATAGGAACTGAGTCTGTTGTTGCAGACGCATTAGTAGCCATTTCAACTTTATCTATGACCAGTGCGTTAGGCACTGCAGTAGGTGAAGCTGAACACGTTGTTTCTGTAACACCTGTTACATTTGAAACACAACTTTCTGGAGCATTAGCAATTGAAGAAGGCGCAGGTGTCGTTCTTGGAAGTCTATCAACTTCTTTTGGAATTGGCACTGAAACGGCATCAGGTTCTGTTGATGCAGGTTGGGGAAGATCTACATGGGGATCTTTTGCATGGAATGAAAATATAGAAATTATTACCAACGTCAGTAGCGTTTCAATGTCTACTGCGTTAGGCACTCCTACAGTAGAAGTAGGATCAGGTGTTATAGTAAACGCAACACCTGTCACCATGACAGCTAGTGCTGGAACTCTCGTAGTTTCGGAGGCAACTGCTCTAGTAAATCCAACTGCATTAACAATAGGTGTAGCCTTATCAGGAGCTTCAGGTATTGTAGGAGAAGGAAACGTAGGAGTCATTGCTCCTTCTGATCAATTAGATTTTGCTATCGGAACTCCTGTAATTGATATCTTTACACAGGTAGATTCTCCTTCAGTAACCATGTCTTCAGCTTTAGGTTCTGTTGTTGCAGAGGCAGATGCTTTGGTGCAACCAACAGGACTTTCTTCAAGTTTCTCTGCAGGAACTGCTACAGCTACAGGTGGAACAGGTGTAATAGTAAGTGTTTCAACAGTGGCTTTAAGTTTTGCTGAGGGAACTGTGATACCTTTAGCAGGAGCAACTGTTAATGTGACAGGATTAGATTTATCCATAGTCACAGGTAATCCTTTTGCAACACCTTGGGCAAATGTAGTAACAGGTGCAAGTAATACTTGGACAGAGGTAGATGCAGCTTAAAAAAAGAGTTGCTAGGATAACAAAAAAAGATATATTTTAGAGAGGTAAAAACATGGCAAGCACATATACAAGTAGATTCAAATTAGAAAAGATGGAAACAGGGGCTAACGCCAATACCTGGGGTACTAGAACCAACAATAACTTAGACGTTCTAGACGCTTTCGGAGGAGGCTACTTAGCCAAATCTGTAGCAGGGTCTGCTAATATCACTCTTTCAACTGCTGATGCTGATGCGACTGCTGAGTCTTCCAATAAAGTAATTGAACTCACAGGAACTTTAACAGGAGACATTGTTGTATTTGTACCCGCTACCGAAAGCGAATATGTTTTCTTTAATAATACAGCAGGTTCTCAAACTTTAACAATAGCAGCAACCGGGCACACTGCTAATGGATTAGTCATCACACAAGGTGCATACTCACATGTTTATTGTGAGGGTACTGCAAATTTTAAAATTTATAATGCAGTTGACAAACTAGGAACAACAGATTTCAAAGGCGCTGCAACTTTCAGTGCGGGCGCAACAGTGGCCTCTGGTCAAGATTTAGGTGCTGGTGGAGGCAACATCACACTTAGAAGTAATGGACAAGTTCAAGCTACTTTATTTACAGGTAGTGGTGCAGGTTTAACAGGAGTTGAACCATTTGGATCTGGAACAAAAATGGTTTTCTATCAAGCATCTGCTCCAACAGGTTGGACTCAAGATACAACAGCAGCATTAAGTGATGCCGCTTTTCGTGTAACCACAGGTTCAGGTGCAGGCACAGGTGGTTCTGATACTTTTCAAACAACTTTTGCAGCTTCTAGGGATACTGATATTTCATCTGCAACAGTTTCCGTATCAGGCAGTATAGGTGCTACAACTCTATCGACACCTCAAATACCTTCTCACAGTCACCCTGCGGCAAGTGTAAGTGGACAAGGTGCTCCTTTTAACTCAGGATCTCGTTTTGCTTCAAGTGGAAGCACAGGTGGTGCAGGTGGTGGTGGATCTCACACTCACCCATTTAGTGTGTCAAGTTCTTCTTTAGGTGGATCAATATCAATGCCTGCTATGAATATAAAATACGCAAACGTGATTATAGCCTCTAAAGACTAATAGTGCCAATATTCGATCCCGACGGTAAGTGTCCTCTTTTAAATAAAAAATGTATGAAACATCAATGTGTTTGGTACAATATGCTTCAAGGAAAAAACCCTCAAACAGGATTAGATGTTCAAGAGTGGGGATGTTCCATAGCTTGGCTTCCTTTACTTTTAGTTGAAAATTCTAAACACATGATGGGAACAACTGCTGCTACAGAGTCTTTTAGAAACGAAATGGTGCAATCAAACAACATAATGACTAAAGTTTTAGCTCAAAGTGGCGATGCACAAAAAGCTATGCAAACGGCCTCTTCTATCTTTGAATTAATAGGAAATCACCAAACAGCTATTCAAGAAAATAACGCTGATCTTGAAGACAAAACTATTAGACAATTAAGTAATAATAAGGTAAAAGTAAAGAAAGGTAAAAAAAATGGCAACAACAGTAAATAACACCACAATTAATACTAAACTAACTATTATTTTTGATGCGAATGTAAATACAGAATCCGCAAATGATGGCCCTGCTTCAGGTAGTGGCAATACAGAATCTGATGTTAATGTAGATAATAAATCTTATTTAAATATACGATCTCATACCGAGATTGATGCCACCGTGCATGCCCTACAATGGGACGCAACAACTAATACTGGCCACATTGAACTTACCAGTAATGCTGAGAATCAATCGATATCCTCTTTACCACAATGGGCAACTAATGTTGTAATTAGATGCGAGGCTCAAGATATTTGGCAAACAAATTATAATACAACATATAATGGTCATTCAGACGCTAATGCAGACGATGATTCTGCTGCTGTAACGGCTGCAACATCTGCTGCAGATACTGCAAGGAATAATTACCTCTCAGGGCATAGTATCACTTATTAGTTGTGAAAGAACATATCTTAGAAAATAAGAAACTAATACCTTCATCTATTTGTAAAAAAATAATTCAATATTATGATTACGGTTTTGAGGAAGCTGCTCTATCTTCAGATAAACCAGGTGGAGAGATTGTAAAAAATTTTAGAAATTGTTACACAAAAAGTATACAAACTTCAACTACGTTTGGAGAAGAAATAATGTTGAAGTATATTAAAAGTAGAATATTTCTAGTTCTTGAAAAGTATGGCAAAAAATTTCCTCACTTGTATATAGAGGGCATATCTCAATTAGATATGTTAAAATATGAAGCAAATAAATATGATGCGGGATATAAGTATCATATTGATTTCGGTCCAAAAAGTATGAATAGGCATTTGTCTTTATCAATTTGTCTAAATAATGATTTTAAAGGTGGAGAGTTTCAATTTGATTTACAGGACGGTCAAATGCAATATCCACAAAATGAAGGAGATTGTTTATGTTTTCCTTCAAATTTTATGTTTCCTCATCAAGTAAATAAAGTTATTAGTGGCACTCGATATGCCCTTATATGTTGGGCAGTATAGTGGAACCTATTTTTATAAAAGAATTTTTACCACAAAGTGTTTTAAGTGTGGCTTATCAATATACAATCGTAAAATATTCAAATCATGATTTTAATAATTTTGATACTCAAGCAAATTCAATGATAGCTGAATATGGTGATTATCTTATGGAAACCATACTTGATATAAGTACCTCTGTGGTTGAAAAAAATGTTGGTAAAACCTTATGGCCAACATATTCTTATTTAAGAATTTACGACAAAGGTTCTGATTTACCTATTCATAAAGATAGAGGATCTTGTGAGTATACTGTAGCTGTATGTTTAGGAGCACAACCTAATAATGAACCTTATGAAATTTTTATCGGTGAAGAAAATAATAAATCTGATTATAAGTATTTTGATGATAGTGGTAATTTTAATAGGTATGAAATTAAACATAAATTTCCAATGATTCCAAATAATGCCTTACTGTTTCAAGGTATGGATAAAATTCATTGGAGAGAAAAATGTAAGCATGATCACTTTGTGACTTTATTTCTTCACTACGTTGATCAAGAAGGTGATTACAAAGAGTGGAAGTTTGATAAAAGAAAACAAATAGGTTCTCCAAAGTAAGTTGTGATTAAAATTAATAATATGAAAGATTGGATTGTCGCTGACAGTATTGACATTTCAAATTACAAAGAACAAGTTGATTCACTTGTTTTGAACCTAAAACAAGTGAAAGAAAACAGTGGTTTAAGCACACATGGAGAAAATTCAAAACAATACTTTTTTGATAACTTTGATAACATTAATAATATTACTAAAAATGTTAAAGAATTAATCCAATCTCATTTTAAAAACTTTTCTCTTGAACTTTTATCAGCTTGGACTGTGTATGGTAAAAAATATGGTTACCATGAAATTCATCAGCATAACTCTGAAAATATAGATCATATATCTAGTGTAACATTTTTGGATATTCCAAATAATATTGATAGTGAGTTACCTGGAGATTTATTTTTTATTTTAAGAAATGAAAATAATGAACTTAAATATCTTAGATTTAAACCAAAAATAGGAGATATTTATTTTTTTCCTGCACATGTCTTTCACGGAACTTTTCCTCAGTCCGAGGGAAATAGACAAACAATTAATTTAGATTTTGATGTTAAAAACTTTATTGGAGGAACAAATGATTAAGCCAGAAGAAATAAAAGATAAGAATTTTAAAATATTTTTAGGTATGCCTATGTACGGTGGCATGCTTACTGAAAGCACTTTACATGGTTTGCTAGAGCTTCAATCTTGGACTGCAGCTAATAATGTTCAAATGAGAATTCAAACTATGGGTAATGAAAGTTTAATTACTAGAGCTAGAAATACCATTGTATCTATGATGTTAGATCAACAAGACTTCGTGGCAACACACCTTTTATTTATAGATGCTGACATAGGATTTAATTGGCAAAATATTGAAAGATTAATATGTGCAGACAAAGATGTTACATGTGGTATTTATCCTAGAAAACATTTACACCTTGAAAAACTTGCTAGCATATTTAAAGAAAATCCTGACGCACATCCTGATGAAATCGAAGCAAAAGCACTAGGATATAATGTAAACTTTGATGATCCTCTTAATTTAAAAGGGGAGCAAGGTTTTTTTCCTGTACAAGAAGCTGCTACAGGAATGATGCTTGTTAGAAGAGAGGTCTTTAGGACCATGATGAAAAAATTTCCTGAAAGAAAATATGAGTCAGATCAAATTGTAAATGGACAAAGTTACAAGTCAGACAATTGTTATGACTTGTTTGCGGTAGGCCCCTATGAAACAAAAACTAAAGAGGGTTATTCACAAATTAGATATCTTTCTGAGGATTATTACTTCTCGAGATTATGGCAAGAGTGTGGGGGAGAGATATGGGCTGATTTAGCAAGTCCTTTAACTCACTTTGGTAATCGAGCATTCAAAGGCCATGTTGGATCTTTAGTTGCGAAAAAAGACTAATTCTTATATATTGCATAAATGCCCCTAGTAAATTTTAGACCAGCACCAGGTATCAATAAAGAAGTCACTGACTATACAGGTCAAGGTAAGTGGACTGATGGTGATATGGTTCGTTTTTTTCAAGGATCTGCACAAAAAATCAAGGGATGGCAAAAGTTCATAGCTACCACACTTGTAGGAGTAGCAAGAGACATGCACGCTTGGGTAGCCTTAGATGGAACACGATATAATGCCATTGGCACAGATAGAAAATTATACGTACTAGAAGAGGGGCTAGCTTACGATATTACACCAATAAGAAAAACTTCAGCTTTGACTAATCCTTTTACTACAAATGCAACAACCTCTGTAGTTGTTACAGACGCAGGCCATGGTTGTGCAAAGGGAGATTTTGTTACATTTGATTCTTTCTCAGCTATTGATGGCTTAGATATGAATAAAGAATTTGAAATTACTAGTGTTCCTAACACTGCCGCTTATGTTGTTACGCACACATCAGCAGCTTCAGGTTCAACAGCTTCAGGTGGGGGCACAGGCAATGCAAAGTATCAAATATCGGTAGGTCCTGAATTATCAACATCAGCATTTGGTTGGGGCACTGATAGTTGGGGAAGTGGAACATGGGGCACTCCTTCTTCTACTTCAAACGTAACATTGGAAGCTAGACAATGGTCCTTGGACAATTTTGGAGAAGACTTAATAGCAACAGCATTAAATGGTGGAGCTTTTAAATGGGATACATCAGCAGGTGTTTCAACAAGAGCAGTAGCAATATCAGGAGCACCAACAGCTTCTAGATTAGGCTTAGTATCTACTCCCGATAGACATTTAGTTTTTATGGGAACAGAAAATACAATTGGAACAACTAGTTCTCAAGATGATTTATTGATTAGATTTTCTAGTCAAGAAGACATAACAACGTATCAACCTACAGCAGAAAATACTGCGGGCTCTTTAAGAATTGCCGACGGATCACGAATCGTGGCCGCTGAAAGATCAAGAGGTCAGATACTTGTTTGGACAGACACATCTCTTCATGGTTTACAATTTATTGGCCCACCATTTACATTTGGTTTAAGACAATTAGGTCAGAATTGTGGAGCCATTGGTAGTCATTCGGCTGTAGATATAAATGGTATAAGCTATTGGATGTCACAAGATTCTTTCTTCTTATTTGATGGTTCAGTAAAAAAATTACCATGCACTGTGGAACAATTTGTTTTTGATAACATAAATATTACAGGGTCTGAGAATTCTTTTGCAGGACATAATGGAGAGTTTAACGAAATAATGTGGTTTTATCCTAGAACAGGATCTGATCAAATAAATGCAATAGTAGCTTATAATTATTTGGAACAAACTTGGTGGACAGGAACTCTCGATAGAACTTCATGGATTGATAGAGAAGTTTTTGATAACCCTGTTGGTACAGAGTATTTAGCAACGACAACAGCAAACAATGAGGTAATCTTAGGTTTAACTGATGGCGCAACCCAAGCCTTCTTACATGAAACAGGAAATGATGCCGATGGAGAAGCAATCACTGCTTTTGTTAAATCAGGTGTGGTACAAATAGCTCAAGGAGACGAGTTTGCTTTTGTATCTAAAATTATTCCTGACGTTGAAAATCAAGTAGGTGTATTGAATGCGAAACTTGAATTTAAAAATTACCCAAACAACAGTACAAGCGTTACTAAAACTACAAGCTTCTCAGACACAACAGACTTTGTAAGTTTGAGAGGTAGAGGAAGAGAATTTACAGTTAACCTAGTTTCAAATACTACAGGCACAGCTTGGAGATTAGGAACACAACGTTTTGATATACAACCAGATGGAAGAAGATAATAATCATCTTAGTGTTGATTTAGATTGGATAAAAACTAAAGAACAAATTAGTTTTATTAATAACTTAATCTACAATTCTTTAAACATTAAAGAAATTAATTTTTCTTATCAACATCATGGACTTTACAATATATTTAAAACACAAAAAGATATTAATCTATATAATATAGATCATCATCACGATGTTCACTATGAAGATCCTAATGATGTTGTAAATGAGGGTAATTGGATTTATCATTTAATAGCAAAAAAATGTATAAAACAATATCATTGGATAAAAAACATAGATTCGCAAATACAATTTAATTTTCCACAAGAAATGATGACTACTGATTATGAGTATCATGTACACGATAATTACAATTTTTTAGAAAAAATTAATTTTCAATCAATAAGTATTGTTCTTTCTCCAGAATATACTTCTATGTATCTCCAACCTCTTTATGAGGCATACATTGATTATTTTAAATTTCATAAAAAAACTGTTAAAATTATTGAACTATCTAAAAATCATAAAGGGTCCTTGTTAAGACCTTAAATGTGCTATAAAATGTAAAAATGGCAAAATTAACATTAACAAGATTTCCAGATCCTAGACCTGAGTATGATGCTCAACAGTCAGCAGAACTCATAAGACAGCTTGAAGATTTAATTCAACAGCTTAATAGCTCTTATACTTTAGATACACAAGAAGAAGCAACAAGAAGAGCGTGGTTTTTGAATGGCTGATGTATTTAAAAGATTTATTACTAATGTAACTACGACAGATTTAACTACTGTATTTACAGTACCAACGGCCAACGTAGCTGCAACACCTCCAGTTCCCGTTTCTACTTTTATTGTAAAGACTATAAATACTCATAATTATGATGGTAGTGCCGCTGTTACAGTAAATATAGACCATAATAATGGCTCATCTGATCTTCAAATATTTCAAGTAGATGTATCTGCTTCTGACACTAATACAATAAGCACTAGTATGGTATATCAAGAAGGAGACTCTATGAAAGTTCAAGCAAACGCAGCTTCTAGGGCCATGATTGAAGTATCTGTATTAGAAATAAAACAACAACAATAACCTATTGATTTCCTAGTTTTTCAACTATAAAACTATAATATGGCAAAAATTATAGATGAGCCTAAGGTTTTGCGTTATGACGAAATCAATGGCGAAAAAGTTCCTGTTTATAGTGCAAAAGTAGAGACAACTGTTACTAACACTAAGACAGGTCAAGAATATACTTCACATGAGGAATGTCAGGCTGATATTGACAATCCTGAAACAGCAACAACAGAAGCAGATATAAGAAGAGATGTTCACGTGACAGCTCCAAATGTATTTGCAGGGGCACATACGTTGCCAGAGTAGAAAATATGCAAGAAAAGGAATACGCACAGGTTTATGAATTAGGTCTCGGATCGTTGGTCGGAGATTTCTTTCAAAATGTTAAAGACACTGTAACAGGTGTTGCTAAAGCTGTAGCTCCTATCGCTCCCTTTGTATTACCTTTTGTAGCTCCAGGAATTGGTAGCTTAGTGGGAGGTAGTGTTGGTAAATTTCTTACAAGTAAATTAGGTCAAGCAGCATTAGGTGCTGGTATTCAAGGATTAGCAGGAAAAAAACCTGCTGACATAGCAAAAAACTTAGCTCTTCAAGTTGCAACTTCAGGTATTCGAGGAGTTTTAAAAGAAGATCAGGGAACTATAGGTCAAAAATTCATGAAGGGTTCTTTCGGAAAAGAAATACCACAAGTAGAAATACCTCAAGGTGGTGGAGGTGGAGGTGAAGGTGTAGACAAAGTTACTTTCATGGACAGATTAAAAAAACAATTTGATCCTAGATTAAGAACCGAAAATCCTAAATTTAATCAATTGAAAGCATTAGATATTCCTGAAGAAAAAATAATTGCTTCTGGTGTATCAAAAGAAGCTCCGTTTACCTATCAATATGGGCCATCTTTATATGCAGGTTTAACTGCCTTACCTTTAGCTGAACAATACTTAGGTCCTCAAGAAGGGGAAGTAGAACCTGAAACATCTCAAAATCTATATGCGATGAATCCATCTCAATATCAAATTGGCTCTGTTACAGGGTATAATCCTCAAGGATATTTTATGGCAGCAGAGGGTGGAGAAGTAACAGGTTTTGCAGAAGGTAGTGGCCAACGAATCGAGCACCCTGATGGTAAAGTAAAAGATCATCCTAAACGTATTGGAGAGATCGTGGGTCGTGGAACAGGGACCTCTGATGATATACCTGCAATGTTAAGTGATGGTGAATTTGTAATGACTGCTCAAGCTGTTCGAAACGCTGGTGGTGGATCGAGAAAAGTGGGAGCAAAAAATATGTATAAAATGATGAAAAGTTTAGAAAATGGTGGTAGTTTATCACAACAAAGCATAGGAATGGCATAATGGCAATAACAGAACAAATAGTAAGAGAATCCCCTGAAGTAGAAGCTAGGAAACTAGGGCTATTAGATACTGCAAAAAATCTAGCTAGCACCCCTGTTGGTGGTTTTCGTTACGATGATTTAGGAAATCCTATTTTAGAGAATGTTATTGATCCTGTAACAGGTCTTCCCATACAAGATGAACAAGGAAATGTTATTCAACGTCCTGTTAGAGCAGGATTACCTCAACAACAAATAGCTGGACTTTCTCCTCAGCAACAAAGAGCGATTCAAGTAGGAGAATCAGGTGTAGGTTCTTTTGCTCCATTTTTATCTAGTGCTCTTCAATCACAGGCCGCTGGCCTCGGAACATTAGGTCAAGCAGCAAGTGCCTATACAGATATTGGAACTGCGCCAACTATGGAACAGCTTCAACCTTTTATGAATCCTTATCAACAGTCTATACAAGATGAAATTAATCGTGCTTATAATATTGCAGAACAAGGAGCGGCCGCTCAAGCTATTGGTTCAGGAGCATTTGGTGGTAGCAGAGAAGGTGTTCAAAGAGCAGAATTAGAACGTAATCGTGCTTCAGCTTTGGCTCAAGCACAAGCACAGGCTTTTTTAAATGCACAACAACAGTTTGGAGCAAGACAACAAAGCTCAGCAGCAGGATTAGGAGCGTTAGCTCCAGAATATGGAAGAATAGCAGGACAACAAGCAGGATTAGGTCAAATAGGTCAATCAGCAACAGGGCAAGATATTAATACATTATTAGGATTAGGTGGTTTAACACAACAATTTGGATCAACAGATCCTCTTGGAACATTTACTCCAGGTCAAGCTCAACTAGACGCTTTGAGATCCAATCAAGTACAAAATTTATATGAGCCTTATCAACGATTAGGCTTCTTATCTGATATTTATCAGGGAGCACCAACATCACAACAAACAATTCAAACATCAACTGCACCTAGTTCTGAAGGATCTCCTTTAGCGCAAATTGCAGGCTATGGTATTGCAGGCCTTGGAGCTTTAGGTCAATATAATGCTCTTAGTGGTATGGGAGGATTATTTTAATGATAAATCAAGTTATGAAACGACCTATGTTTACACAGCAAGGAAGCTCCATGGGTGGTGAACAAGCTTTTATGCAATATTTACAAACGACTTTGTCTCCTGAACAATTACAATCCTTAATGCAAGACCCTAATAGAGATCAGATTATAGGTCAGCTATATCAAAAATTTATATCTGAACAACAAGTTCAGTCTAGTCCTATAGCAATGAGACAAACAGGATCTCCTGAGATAGGTGAAAGAGTTTCTGATTTACAGTCTTTATTAGCTGATATTAGAGCCAATGAAGGAATGAGAGATGTTATTGGTAATGAAGAAGCTGATAACGTGAGCAGACAGCTTGGTAATTTAATGAGAGTTCCTTTTGAGGAATTTAGTGGTATGTATGTTACAAATCCACAATCAGGTGAAATTGAACCTATGAGTGGTCCTTTAAAAGGTTCTCCTTCCATTGAAGAAGTTATATCTGATAAACCAAGAGGTAATATGGGTCAGTTTAGAATAAATTCAACAGGAGAAACCGTTATATTAGAAATGACTCCTGAGCTTCAAGAAAGAGTCAGAAGTGGAGAGTTAGATTTTATCAAACAGCTTCCAACAAGAGCACCAATGGATGATCCTTCTACCTTAGATACTATTTTAAATTTAATAAATAGAGGAGGCAACGCAGTAATTGATAAATTTTCTGATGTACTTACCGAACCAAGACCCACTGGTAATCCAAGATTAAATCCAACAAGAGCAGAACCAAATGATCCTTCTACCTTAGACACTATTTTAAATTTAATAAATAGAGGAGGCCAATCATTAATTGATAAATTTTCTGATGTACTTACCGAACCAAGACCCACTGGTAATCCAAGATTTAGATATTATTTTGATAAAGATGGTAAGCCTCAAGTAGATATACGAGAACAAGCTGAAGGTGGTGAAATGAAGTCTGATGCTGTTGGCATTGCTGATGGATTAGATCAAGAAGAACAGATGTCCGTGGACCGTGATCCGTCAAACGAGGGTATCGCTAAAGTTTCTCCTGAACAATATGTTGAATTAATGAATGAGGTTCGTGGAGACGAAGTTCCTATGGAAGGAAGAGTTCAAGAACTAGCAAGCGTTGTTGGTGAAAAAGATGCTACTGACACACCTTTATCTGTTCTAGCTTTAGTGCAACCTATTTTTGAAATGAAAGAACAGCAAGGTATTGCTCAAACTCAGCAAGGACAACAAATGATGACTCAAGGACCTATTCCAATGGCTGCACAGGGTGGTATTGTACATTTGGCCAATGGACCTGGAGAAGACGGTGTTTATTCAGGAATGGTTGGTCCTCTTTCTTTAGATCAAATACAAAACTTTGGTTTATATACTAGACCTGAAATGTCTGATTTAGGGGTGGCTTCTTATACAGCAGGAGCAGGAGATGTCTTAGCGTCAGGTTCACCTGAAGCAATTCTTACTCAATTATCAGGAATGGCAACAGAACCTCAAACTTTTGCTGAAATATTAGCAGATAAAAAAGCATCAATAGGTAAGCTTGGATTGTATGACTCTCAAAAGGAGGCGCTTAAAATTCCTTTTCTTAGTGGAGTGACTAAGTTTGGTTTAGATGTTGCTAGAGGAGATAATGTTGTTGAATCAGCATTGGATAGATTTAATGAAGCTACAAGCACTGCTCTACCAATGGCTTTAAAAATAAAATCACAAGAAAAACAATTACCTTTACAGCTAGCTTTAAGTGAATATTCATCTCAAAAAGCTGATGCTAAAGAAATGAAAAAATTTGTTTTAGGTAAGTCTTTTGATTTAGCATTAGAAAATCAAAAAAATCAGGGTGTGGGAACCGTAGGAGTTGTAGGAACTAACAATGAAGTTATAGATAGTACTTTTGGTTCAGGTGTGTCTGAATCTCTTCCAGTCGGAACAATAGTTCAAAAAAATACTTCAGGAGTGATGTCCGTTATTAAGCCTGATAAGTTCAAAGCTGAAAATTTAATAACCGTAACAGGAACCTATGTAACCAATAAGTTAGATCAAGATGGTAGACCTATTGTAAAAGAAATAAACACTGTGATTGATCTAAGCACTGAAAGTGGAAAAGCTGAATTTGATACGTTAAAAGAGGCTTCTCAATTAAAAGCATCAAAACTTATTTTTAAAAGTTTTTTAGATACGCAAAGTACAAATATAATACAAATGCCTGATCCCATTTTAAATGAAGCACAAGGTGGTGAAATAGTAAAAAGAGACAAGGGAACTGAGGATAATCCCATAGGTGGTGAAGTAGCAACAAATGATGAACTTATTGATATAATGTCTGATGAAGCTTTTGCAGATTTAGAAATAGATCCTTTTGCTGCAGGACCTGGAAGAATAGATATAACTAAGTTGGATGGATCCAATAGAATATTAGGTCTTAGACACAATACAGGTTATGAAACACTTGCAGCAATAGAAGATTTAGTTTTAAGAAGCTACACACAACCTCAAACAAT